TCAGTTGGTAGAGCATGCGACTGAAAATCGCAGTGTCGCTGGTTCGATTCCGGCTCTGGGCACCATCCATTTGCTATCGCCTTTGTTTTCAGAGACTTGCGATACGCTTTTGTCCCACTCCGGCCCCGCCAGGCTAGAGTGGGACTTTTCGTTAGCGGGCTTCGCCGCAACGAGGCGGGAGAAAGCGCTCTCCGCCATCACCTTCTGCGCCGCAGCGCGGGTGTATCGGTCCACCTCCTTCAGGGTGCGATGGCCAGTGACGGCCATGATCTCATGCGCCGAGCATCCCAGCTCGGCCAAACGCGCCGCCGCGGCCTTGCGCAGGCCATGCGGGGAGCAGAGCGGCAGGCTGGCCGCCCGACACCAGGCGCGAAATCGATTGCCGAAGGTTTCCGCCGAGTAGGGCGTGCCCTTCCCGCTCACCAGGAAGGCCAGCTCTCCGGTTGGCGTGGCGTCGATGATCCGCTGCAACTCCGGGATGATCGGCAGTTGCAGGCGCACCGGGCGCTTGCTCCGGTTCTTGTGCTGCGTGAAGTGGAGCCAGCCATCCCGCACATGCTGGCGGCCAAGCTGCACCACGTCGCTGCGGCGCTGGCCGGTATAGAGCAGGAGCGCCAGGGCCAGACGGGGCTGCGTACCCACCGGATACTTCGCCTCGAACTGCGCCACCTCCTCCAGCGTCCAGGCGTGGAAGCCCTCGCTGCTGCCCGGAAGATAGGCGACCTTCAGGGCGGGATTGTCGTCCACCAGCCCGAGTGTCACCCCATACCGATAGGCAGCCCGCAGCGCCTTCAGGAGGCTGTTAGCGGCCTCCGGGGTGTCGGCCTTGCTGTCGCGGGTCTGCACCAGGTGGCGGGGCTCCAGGCGGCCCGCCGGCTTGGTGCCGCGCTCCACCCGGAAGCGGTCGAGGATCTGGCGCCGCACCCGCTGGGAGCGCTCGTCCATGCGGCGGAACTCGGCGGACTTGTAGTAGGCGACGCAGAGCGCATCCACGCTGCCGGGCAGCACTGCACCCACGAGTGCGGGCTTCGGCTTTGGCTTGGCATCCAGCGCCCGGCGGTACTCGGCATCGAAGGCATCGCTGCCGGGTTCCTCATACAGGCGCACCTTCGGCTTTCCCGGCTGGCGCAGGTAAACCCGCACATTGCCGTGGCGATCCGTGTCCCGAATGACGAAGCGATAGCGCCGCGCGACCTTGATCATGGTTCGTCCCAGGGGTTCGCATCACCGTCACCGGGAAGCGCTGAGAAAGCCACTTCCAGCGCCCGGCGGTCCCACACCTTCCGCGAGCCGATCCGCTTCGGGCCAGGCATCCGCCCATCCTGCACCATCTGGTCAAAGGTCGTGGTGCTGATGCCCAGGAATGCCGACGCTGCCGCCCGGCACAGGCCGAGCGGCTGGAGCGTCGGAGGAAGGGCGTCGTGGCGAGGCAAGGCGAGCCGCTGTCAGAAGCTGCCGTTGAGCCGCACGGCCGCCGTGGCATCTGCGCTGGCGGCGGTCTCCACGGCCACGCCGATCCGGGTGTTCCCCGTGGCGGTCTTGGTAACAACCTTCGCCGTGTTGTCCCAGAACAGCGCGTCACCCACGGAGAGGGCGCCGGTCGCCTTGGGCAGGGTGAAGACGCCAAAGGTGGCGATGTCCACCGTGGCGCCGCTGGCGGCATCCTCGGCGGCCACTCCGAAGATGGCGCCCAGCAGGACGCCAGCTCCGGAGGTCACGGCGTAGGGGGCGGCCACCGTCAGGTTCTCGCCGCGCTGAACGTAGTTGTGCATTTCACAGTCCTTTCGAGGTACGGAAGAGGATGGTCTGGGGAGGCGTGACGCCCTCCGCCGTGGCAATCAGCTCATTCACGGCATAGAGGGCGCGGGCCAGTTCAAGGTCGCTGCGGTACTCCACACGCCGGCCATCCGACGTTTCCACCGCACGAACCCCGGAGAGCCGGGAGCGCATCAGCGCGTCCCGCTCCTCCTTCAGCCTTGCAAGGCTGTCACTCATGCGCCGGCGTTCCGATAAGCGCCACGCCAATCCACGGCGCCGCAGCCGAAGTCGAGGACCACACGGAACTCGCGGGCCAGCACGTCCCACCCGTCGCGGGTCGCGAGTTGCGGCCCCTGGGCGCTGGAGAGGTAGGCATATTCAAAGACGGTGGAGACCGCCGGGTCCGCGAAGACGTACCAGGCGCCGGCCGGGAGCCGGGACTCCACCAAGAGCGTCAGCTTGCCGCTGAACGGGTTCTGGTCCGCCACGGTGCCGGCCGCCAAGTCCGCCAGGATCTGCTCGGCCAGGGTCTCCAGGTCGGGCGCTACCAGCAGGAAGCGCGGGGTGACGTTGATGGGGCTGGAGCCGTCGAGACCCTTCTGCGTCCGCATCGCCAGGCGGGCGGCGCTGAGAGTGGAAACGTTCAGGGTGCCACCCGTGGCGGCGAGGTTGCCGTGGTCGGCGTGGAACAGGCGCTTGCCGTCCCCCATGACCGGACCGGCGCCGCTGGACTGGATCAGCAGATTGACGAGCTGGTCCGCCTCGGTGTCCGCCGCCGCGCGCCCCATCATGGTCGCCCACTGGCCGAAGGCGCCCAGGTCGTCGTTGATGATCGCCTTGCGGGACAGCGCGAACATTCCGCCGAAGGTGTCGAGGGTGTAGCCCTCGGTAGCCTCGCCGGTCGTCAGGGCCTTGATCTCGCCCATCTCGTTGACCGGCTTCAGCTTGCCGAACTCCCCGATGCGCAGCAGGGAGACGGGGCGGAAGTCGCTGGCGTTGCGCTGGCGCGCGAGCTGGCGGAGGGGCGTCTGCGCCGCCTGATAGGCCGGCAGGAGCACCCGGTTGCCCACGCCCGTCAGAAGATTGGGAAAGTCGCTGAGGGTGTGCGCCGCCGCGCGGGTCAGCACCTCCTCCCGGCTCAGGCTGCCGACACGCTCACCACGGGCCGCCAGGAGGGCGCGGGCGCTGTCTGCCATCCCCAGGCCCATGTACGGGCGGGCCGCATCGCTGGGTGTCTGGCCGGTCAGGTTGGCCGCCAGGGCCTCGGCCATGCGGGTGACGAGCACGGCGGGGTCGTCGTTGGACTGGCCCACCTCGATCCGCTGCGTCTGGATGGTGCCGCCGCCGCGGCGCACCAGTTCCTCGAAGGCGGCGCTGCGGGCCTGATCCACGGTCGCGGCCTGATCGATCAGGGCGTCCGCAAAGGCGGCGTCGAGGCCGGAGACGTTGGCGATGCTGCGGATCTGCTGGTTGATCTCGGCGCGGTTGCCGGTCTCGACCGTCTGCGTTTCGGTTGCCACAGGGGCACTCCTCACTGAAGCGCCGGGATCAGCCGGCAGGGGAACAAAGGAAATCTCGCGCGGCGTCCAGGAGACGGCGGTGCGGGTGCGGGTGCCGTTGGCAACCGCGTCCTGCCAGCGGTCCACGCTGTAGCCGACGCTGACGTGCCGGATGACGCCATCGCGCACGTCCTGCACGATGGGCTGCACCTCGGCGCGGGTGCTGAAGCGGATGGTCGCCCACCCTTCCCCGCTCTCCACGCCCGCCTCCTGCACCACGCCCAGCACGTTCCGAAGATCGCGCTGCTGATGCGTGTCGAGGACGGACGCGCCGCGCAGATGGTCAAGCCGCACATGATCCGGCGCCAGGCTCAGGACTTCGCTGAACGGGCCCTGCGCATCGCGGCGGTTGACGGCGGCTCCGGTGCTCCAGACCACGCGCACCGTGCGCGCAGCCTCGTCGAAGGATTCGGGCTGGATCGCTGCGCTGCGCGTCAGCAGATCAACCGGCATTCTGCTCTCCTGTGTTGGCGGTGAAGCGCAGACCCAGGCGAGCCTCGCGCTGGCGGTCGGCGGCAATCTCGGCGTCCAGCGCCTCCGCGTCGTAACCCAGCTCCGCGATGGCCTGCCGGCGGGACTTCAGGCCAGCGGCAATCATGGTCGCGGTGGCTTCGGCATCCTTCGCCGGATCAATCCACGCCATCGGCGGCGGGTAGAACTCCGCATCGAGCCAGGCTTCCGGGTTCGTCTCGAAATCCGGCGCGGCGATCTGGCCCGAGAGGATCAGCGTGGCGACGAACCGGCGCCACACAGGGCGCACGAGCTGGTGGACGATGATGCCGTGCTGGATGGGCTCGATGCGCTGGCGGAAAGCGACCATGCCGGCGCGGAGACTGCTGTAATTCGCGTTGCTCAGGTCGCCGGTCAGCAGGTGCTCGGGGATGCCCAGCCCGGCCGCCACGGCGCGGAGCTGCGAGGCGGCAAAGGCGGCACCCTCGGCCATCTGCGCCGGGTTGCTGAACTTGATGTCCCACCCGCTCGGCAGATAGCGCAGCGTGCCAGGCTCTAGGCCGGTTTCCATGACGCTACCCGCCTGCGTGCCCTCGAAGGCGGCTCCCCCGGTGCCGTTCTGGTCCACCAGGAAGCCCGCGTGCATGGCCTGGATCTTCGCGGCCATCAGCGCGGCATCGCTGAATTGGTCATGCTCGTGCAATAGCGAGAGGACCGGCGCCAGCCAGGAGATGCCGCGCACCTGCCCCGGTGAAAGCGGGCGGTAGAGATGCACCATGTCGGCGGCGGGGATGCGAACGGTGTTGGTGCGCGTCTCGAAGGCGGCGGTCGGGTCTGAGGTGAAGACGTGGTAGGCGACGCGCCGGCCGTTGCTGTCGAACTCGATGCCGCCAACCACGCGGGCGCCGCCGCCCAGCTCGCGCGTGTCGGCCAGGTCAATCATCTCGGCAGGCAGCGCCTGCACTCGCAGGCCGGAGCGCGTCGGGATCAGCCGCGCGAACGCCTCGCCGCATTCGATCATGGTCTGCGTAAGAAGCGCCTGCTGCCCGTAATGGTCGCTGGCGCCATCAGCGTCCGCTTGAACCGTCCAGCGGTCCCAGGCGGTTTGCAGCGCGGCGCGCACGGCAGCGTCGGGGTGCTTGGAGGTCGGCTTGATGCCGTAGCCGGTCAGATGACTGACCAGAGCGGAGACGCCCGCGATGGCGTGGGGATTGTTGCGCGCGAAGTAGAGCGCCCGGCGGCGCACCGGCTCAGCGGCGGCGAGAACTTCCGGATTTATCGGTCCGAAGCTCGGGGCCGCGCTCCACCGCCGGCCGCCACCCGCCGCGTCAAAACGGCGCGTCGAAGGCTGCGGCAGGATGCGGCGGAGGAGATCGCGGAGCATGGGGTTAGTCGAGGCCCATCTCGCGCAGCGTCGTATCAAGGCGGCGGTGCATCTGGCCGATGTCGATCATGACCAGGATGCGGGCGGGCCCCTTCTGGTCGTCTTCTCCCGTGATGAGCAAGGCGGCCTTGGCGTAGTCAAAGGAGTGGAGCGAGAGAGGGCGATCACTCTCGTCCTCATCAAGCGATCCATCGCCAAAGAGCACGAGCATGTCCGCCCCAGAGCGGGAGTTAATCCCCCCCGGCCCGAAGTCTCGGCCAATGCGCGCGATCTGTGCGGCCTTGCCGATGCTGAAGCCGCTGCGCTTCGCCTCAGCCATCACGCATGCCTCGAAGATGTCGAGCTTGCCGAAGCGCGACCACGTGTTCTGCGCCTCGCGGAAGATGGGATGGAACAGGCCGCGGTTGCGCCACTGGCGGAAGTTGTCGGGGGTGAGGCGGTAGTCGGTCACCTGAGTGACGATCTCGCAGACTTTTCCGGCGGTGACGTTCAGCGACATGGGTGCCCCCTCTTCAATGCGGATAAGATATTCGCTTCGTCGCGCGAGGCAAGGAAAATCGAATGAGTTATCCGTTTTTTGGTGCGAAGTAGGCGTGCGGATGCTAAAAGGCTCCTGCTGCCCCGTCCGCCGGACAGCGGGGGCGGCACTCCTGAGATCGACGAACGATGGCGACTGGCCCGGCGGGTGACACCCCGCCGGGCCGCTTTGTTTACGGGGCGGAGACTATCCGCACCCCAGCCGGGGCGAGCCGCCGCTTGATGCGGGCAAGGCGCCACTGATTGACGACGATCCGCGCCTGCCAGAACGAGATCAGGGCGCGGAGGCACAGGTTGATGGCAGCGCGGCGAAGAAGGCCCAAGAGGCTCAGGAACATGCCGCGGCTCGGGTCGTGATGCCGCCAGCAGCCACCCAGAGCGGCCCCATGTGGGCGTCCGCCTCTCTATGCAGTTTGCTCAGGAGGTCCAGGAGAAGGATGAACTGCCCCTCCAGTTCCCGCCCCATCCTGTCCCCGTGCTGCTCCACGACCAGCTTCAGGAGGTTTAGGGCGGGTTCCATCTCGCAAAGGGGAGAGGATAGGCCGTCGTAGTGCTCGCGGAACTTCTCGCTAATCGCCATCGTCAGAGCACTCCCCCAATGATCACGCCGATGGAGAAGGCGCCCAGCGCGTTGACCAGGGCGAACCCGACCAGCGCGGCGCTGCCGGGCCTCCACGGCTCGGCGGGCTGCTCCGGCGGCGGAGACCAAGGACGGTCGGGGTTCGGCCAGAGGAAGCCCCGGATTGGCGGCAGCGTGCCGGTGGCGAGATACGCCAAGGCACGCTGCGCGAAGGTGGGGGCGATTGTGGTATGGATGGCTTCAGCCATAGCCTGCTGACCCTTTTTCAGCGGGTTGTGGTTAGGCCGGGCGAGGAGGTGCGAACTTCTTGCCCGGCCGCTCACACTCTCTTACAATGTCCACAACGCGGTCAACTGATTTGTAAGAGGATGTGAGAGATGGCCAAGGCAGCCGTCCTATCGTTCCGCATCAACGACGACACAAAAGAAGCAATCACTCGTGCGGCTGCCGCCGAAGATCGCAGTGTGTCCTACTTGGTAGAGCGCATCTTGCGCAGTTGGCTGGAGGAGCATGGATTCCTCGCCAAGGCCGCTGGATAGGGAACCCGGCAATGCGTGAAGGCTACGACGTCATGCAGGTTTGCGTGAACGGACATCAGATCAACAGCTCGGCGCAGTCCATGCCGCAGTTCAATCAACCCTTCTGCGACCAGTGCGGCGCGGAGACTATCACGGCTTGCCCTGAATGCAGGACGCCAATTCCAGGCTATTACTACGCGTCTGGCGTCCTCTCGGTATCGCGTGTTCCGGTACCCAATAATTGCACGCAGTGCGGCGTGGCTTATCCATGGCGGCAGGCTACATTAGCGAGTGCGGTAGAAATATTTGAACTGGAGTTGGACGGCCAAGACGCATCCGACGCGGCTGCACTTCTCCCCTTGATCGCTTCTGATAATCCTCGAACCGAGGTTGCAGCTCTGAAGCTGAAGCGCCTGATGTCGAAGATGGCAAAACCTGCGTACGACATCACTATCAAGGTCATCAGCGATTTAGCTTCTGAGACGGCGAAGAAGACGTTTGGGATGAAGCCTTAGTCCTTCGTTACCTCGCCCGGATGTCAGGGGCGGGAGTTTCCTCTCCCGCCCTTCTCTCCACAGTAGTGACTACCCCTCTCCCTCTAACCACCGCGACCTGATTACCGAAGGTGCCGCCTGCGTCTCCACTCCCCGCATCTCCTCCTCCCGCTGGTCGAAGTGCAGCGTCACGCCATGGCGGGCCGCGAAGGCATACACCAGGCAGTCCAGCGCCTCGGCCCGCGCCCCTGGCTTCCGCTCGAAGCGCCGCGCCGGCTGGCCGCGGACGTATCGGACCACCTTCCGCTCGCTGCAAAGCTGCTCGAAATAGACGGGCTCCAGCGTGTCGCTGAACCGGATGGACTGACCACGCGCCAGACGGCTCATGATGGTGGTCTTGAGCCCGTCCACGCCGATCAGGAACAGCCTGCCGCCCTTCACCTTCCCGGCGGATGCCTGGATCGCTGGGCGGCTCCCGAACACGCCCTTGCCGGCCATCACGCGGCGGCCAAGGCGGGGAAAGCAGAAGGCATAGACCTTCTCCGTCCAGTCGCCGTCGCCGCTGTCCACCACCGCCGCGTCCACCTTCAGCCAGCCGCCGTTGGCGTGCTTCCAGCGGGTCCGTAGCAGCTCCTCCAGCTCGGCCCAGGTCGCATCATCATCGGGCGTGCCCCAGATGATCATGTGACCCAGCACCAGCGCCTCGTCCCGGCTCCAGCCGACAAGCGACACTTCCAGCCGGTCATCCTGCACGTCCACGCCGGCCGTCACCGCCAGCACCTCGGCCGGGATGGCGTTGAGGCTGAACGGCTCCACTCGGCTCAGGAGCGCCGTCTCGTCCAGTTCCTCGCCGGCCTCCCGCCAGCCTTGCGCCAGGATGGTGTTGACGAAGGTCTGCAGCTCGTCGCTGTCATCCTTTGCCGTCAGGAACTCCTCGGCCAGCTTCGCCCAGGAGGCATTTGCCAGCAGAGAGACCAGCGCGTTGAGGCGGAACCCCGCGTGTCCTGCCACGCCCGGCCTCGTTGCCCGCCAGCGTCCCGCCTCCACCATGCCCGGCTTGTGCCGCTCCGCCACCAGCTCGCGGCAATGCGGGCAGCGGAAGGCGGCGGTGGCCGGCGCGTCGGTCTCCCATTCGATATGCGACCACTGGATTTCCGTGAAGGCGCCGCAGGCCGGGCAAGGCACCTCGAAAACCCGCTGATCGCTCGCCGCATAAGACCGCAGGACGTTGCTGGTCTCCTCCAGGAGCGGCGTGGAGCCCAGGACGATTTTGCGGTTGGCGAAGGAGAGCGTCCGGCGCTCGGCCAGGCGGATGCTGGAGCCCTCCTTGCCCGGCTCCATCGCGTCGGCCTCGTCAATCAGCAGCACCCGGACGTTGTGCCGGCGCAGGTTTCGGGGTGCCTTGGCCGCCACCACCTTCAACGAACCACCCGGAAAGCGCCGGCTCAGGAGCGTGTTGCGCCCGCCTTCGTCGGTGTCGGCCGCCAGCAGCCCGCGGAGGACCGGAGACGCCTCGAAGATCGGCTCCACGTCGCTGACGATGTAGTCCCGGCAGTCGGCCTCGGTCGGCAGCAGGGCCAGGATGGGCGCCGGCTCGTTGGCCACGAAAGACGCCATGGCGCCCGTCAGGAGCGTTGTGAAGCCCACGCGGACGGACTTCACCAGCGTCACCCGCTCAATGCCGGGGTCCGAGATCGCATCGGCAATCTCCCGCTGATAAGGCCAGAGGCGCACCGCGCCAGGCAGCGCAGAGACGCCCTCCGGGAGCCGTAGGCTGGTCTCCATCCACTCCGAGAGCGCCAAGCGCGGGGGCGGGATCAGGGCCCGCAGCGCGCGCTTGCGGACGGTCTCAAGCATGCTCGTCATTGCCAGCCTCCGTCAGGGCATCCCGGATCTCCCGATCAATCGTCGCCACGTCATGGGGCGTCAGGTGCCCAAGGCGCTGCTGGCACCGGCCCGGCACCCCCAGCATCCGGCCACGCAAGCCGCGCAGGATATCGGACCATTCCCGCTCAACCTTCGCCGCCTCCACCAGGTCGGCCGTGAGTTGCCCATTCTTCAGCGCCAGGTGGTCGGCCCGTTCCTTGGTCTCGCGGATGCGCTCGCGCGTTAGCTCGGAGCCGGCGGAGTGCTCGCCACGGGCGGCTGCGGCTTCGCGGAGATGCTCAGCGTAGTTCCCGATGCTGGCCCACAGGTCATAGGAGCCGTGACTCAGCTTCACGGCGATTTCCCGCTTGGCCAAGTCGCGGATTGCCCGCTCTGAGAGCCGTAGCCGGGCGGCCAGTTCAGCGCCGCTCACGGAAACGGCAGCCTCGCCCTCGGGGCTTTCGCGGGGGAAATGACGGGGTCCGAACCCCCGCGATTGGTTTTCGTGGGAAGGACCCGCGATGGTCTCAGGTCTGGCCATGTCCGGCCTCCAGTTCCCGCTTCGCCTGTAGGGCTGCGGCCAGGGTGGGATAGATCAGGGGCAGACGGTGCCCAGGCACGGCCAGCGCTGGGCGGGGTTCGCCCTCACGGTCGGCAGCGTCCGGCAGCAGCAGCACGCGCACGGGCTCGCTCATGCCGGCCTCCAGGCTCGCGCCAAGCGGCGCAGCTCGTGCGCCACCTCCGCCTTCTCCAGGTGAAACTGCTCAGGGTCTCGGCGGTCAGGCGCGAGCCGAACCACGCGCCGCGCCAGGGCTTCCAAGTCCTGACGCACTGACGCATCTGACGCAGATTCCCCTACGTGTTCTCGCGCGGGGGCAGGTGCGCGCGTTCCCCTCCTGTCCTCCCGTGATAACTTCCCCAAACCTCGTAGGGAAAAGTGCGTCAGGTGCGTCAGTGCGTCAGGTGCGTCAGCCATTGGACGCCCCCTTGCTCGGCACCCAATTGCGCTCTCCGTTGTTCCCTCGGGCGCCGCGTTCCCATTGCAGGCGCTCAAGGATGGCAACGATCCGCCGCTGATCTGCCGTGCCAATCTTTGCCGTCTCGATGGCCAGCGCACCCCGCGCCAGCGCAAGCACGGTGGTCTGGCGTTTGCCGGGCAGCCACTCGCGGATGGCCTCCTCCCACGCGTCCGCCTCGTAACGGGCCTCCTGCTCCTTGCGGATGTGCTCGGCCTCAAAGTTCCGATCCGGCCACCAGGCAGCGCCCTTGCGGTAGAGCGCCACGGCTTCGGCAAAGAGCTGATCCCGGTCCCGCTTCAGCGCCTCCACGGCAAGCGCGGTGCCCACCTTCACGGGCCAGAAGCGCCGCCCGCCGGTCTCGTCGCGCAGGTATGCTGCCTTATTCGTGGTGCCGATGAACACGCACTGGCGGGGCTCGATCACGTCTTTCCGGCCATAGCTCGGCCGGTACCGCTCCACCGGCCGAGTGATGAACGCCTTGAGGGCGGCGGCCTCCGCCTTGTCGAGGGCGCTCATCTCCGCCACCTCGATCAGCCATTTGCCGTTGAGGTGCTGGCTCACGTCCTTACCGCCGCGGATATCCGGCAGGTTGTCGCTGAACCATTGGCCGCCCAGGATGCCGCAGGCAGTGGACTTCATTGCCCCCTGCGCCCCCTCCAGCACCATCATGTAATCAGCCTTACAACCTGGCTCGAACACACGGGCGACCATGGCCACCAGGAACATGCGGCCGATGCCGGCGGTGTAGTCGGTCTTCTCGGCGCCCAGGTAAGTGTGCAGCCAGGTCGCCAGTCGTTCAGTGCCGTCCCACCGCAGCCCGTTCAGATACTCCTGCACCGGGTGGAAGCCACGCTCGCGGGCGCGCAGGGCCACGGCTTGATGCACGGTATCCTTCGACACCCGCTCAAGCCCCTGCCGCTGCAGGAACTCCTGGATGGCCGACACGTCCGCATCCTGGATGGGACGAGCATCCTCGGCCGGGCACAGGCTGGACGGCACCGGCTTGGCCAGGATCTCCGCGCGGAGCATCTGGTCATAGGCCAGAAGCTCCTTGAGCTGCGGGTCACTCCGCAGGGCCAGCATCGTGTTCGCCAGGTTGGAGCGAGGCTCGCCTTCCCGGTCGGTCTGGCAGTGCTCCAGCCAGGCGGGCGCGTCCTGCGGCTCCTCGGTCGCCGCCCCCAGCTTTGAGCGGGCCGACGACACCGCACGAGGAATGTCGTCATACCGCTTCTGCCAGCGGTCGGGCTCTGCTGGCGTGTTCCGCGCGGCTTGTGGGATGCTGTGATACAGGCCCCGCAGTGTGAGCACCGCCTGAGCGTCCGCCATGCCGCCCTTGAGGTAGCGCATGGCCAGCGTGCGGGTGCAGCCGTGCATCTCGACGCCAGACAGGAGGTTGGCGACCAGCTCGGCCATGTCCCGCGTCTCGCCGGCCGCCTGCTCTCCCGTGCTGCCGGCGGGGTTCGGCTCGCTCTGCGCCTTGGGTGTCCAGATGTTTTCCAGCTCGTCCGCTTCGTCGATCGGCTGGCCATCCACCAGCGCGACGACGTGGGACGGATTGGAACGGACAGAGCCGTAATAGTAGCTCTGGCTCAGTGTCCAGCTCTCGGGCGCCAGGATGCCCCGAAACAGGCCGTTGAGGCGGCCCATCAGGTGGTCACGCTGGTCCGGCCGCAGCTCGGCGGAGGCTGGGCACAGCACCCGCCAGCGCGGCGAATCGGCCGTGTGGCTGGGGCTGGTGTAGATCATGCCAAGGATGCCGGCCTTCTCCAGCACCTCCAC